TGAAATCCGCGAAGCATACGAGATTTTCAACAATACCTATGTGGCCAAAAGGCAAATGATACATGACATGAACTTCACATGGTTGAAGTCATACACAGCACAGCCGATTGAAATGGTAATTGTACCAGTCGAGCCGTTAGGGTTTGAGTTTAGTGAAGCGATTGTTTCGCAGAATTTGACAAAGGATGAGATTCGCGAATTGATGGGTAGGGAAGAAGCAGAAGAAACAACCAAAACAGCGGCTCAAATAATTAACGATAATATTAACGCACTTTCTCCAGCGGTAGCGGCTAAGGTACTTGAGGCAATGAGTGCGGATGAAATAAGAAGTTTAGCAGGGTTGGTGCCAGCTGGTGGCGTTGTTGGAAGTATGCCAGCACCGGCCGAAGCGGAAGCACAACTAAATAGCAACCTCGTTAATTTAAGCGGCCGCCAACAACAGCAACTTATGAGGATTGTGCGTTTGTTTTCTCAAGGTAAACTAACTAAGCAACAAGCTGCAATACAGCTACAAGCGTTTGGGTTTACCGATGACCAAATAAACCAATACTTAGGACTTGACGATGATCCGACCACTGACGATTTAAAATTCAGTTCGCAAACAGAAGATGAAATATTGTTAGCAGAGTTTGCCGCGTGTGGGTGTGATGTAAATGAATTTGAGGTTGTGCATAGTGAGCCAGCAACAGAAGCGATGTACTTTGCTGAACAAGTTGATTTGACGCAATTACAGGCGAATGTGATGGACTTAATCAGTAAGGACAAACGTATAACGCCAGATGTTTTAGCGGATGTGTTGGGCGTTGAATTACGCAGCGTGAACGCTGTATTGAAAGCCATCGAGAAAGCAGGGTTAATATCTGTTTCAACACAGCAAGAGGGCGCGGACACAATCATAGAAAGAAAGTTAGTACAACCCTTGTCAAAGATTACAGATCAAAAGCCATCCGTTACACAAGTGTTAGTTCGCTATTCATACGAAGGGCCACAAGATGACAGAAACCGCCCATTTTGCGCGCGATTATTAGAATTGAATAAAATATACAGCCGCGTAGATATTGAGAATATAAGCAAGCGTTTGGGGTATTCTGTATGGGATAGACGCGGCGGTTGGTTTACATTACCGAACGGCGAACACAGACCATTTTGCAGACACACTTGGAAAGCTAACATTGTAATAAGAAAGAAATGAGCAACAACGTATTATTCATAACTGAAAAGACTTTAAAGGCGCGGCTCCCGATGTCGGCGGCCATAGATTTTACAGCCGTAAAGCCGTTCATAAAGTTAGCGCAAGATCAACAAGTGCAGCCTATTTTGGGAAGCGGTTTGTATTTACGTTTGCAAGAAGGCATCGTTGCAAACAATTTGAACGCCGATGAATTAGATTTGTTAAACGATTACGTTACTGATACTATCATTTGGTTCACAATGGCCATGCTACCTATTGGCATGGGTTACCAATTATTTAGCAAAGGTTTCTTACAAAAGAGTGCTGAAGAAAGCAACACGCCAAGCCGAGGGGATTTGGAACTACTTGAGGAACGCTACAAAAAGCATGGCGAATATTATGCAACCCGCATGATTAAGTACCTACAAGAAAACTACCAAAAGCACTACACTTATTTAAACCCTGGTAGTGGTGTTGATGTAATCTTTCCAGTTACCCGCGCTTATACATCGCCAATATTTTTGGGCAGATACTTCAAGCCAGAAGATGGTAAACAATACGGCAACGGTGGCAGCGATGCAAACGCATTGCCAATATACTACACAGCGGCAGCCGGTATAAGCACGTTTACAATACCACAATTAGTTGGGCGCGTTGTGTTGGCTTGTACTCGTTCGGGATTAGGCAAAGTAGTAACTACATCAACAACATCAAACCCTGACTTTATACAGATTGTGAGCGGTGTTGTTACATTACCTACGGGCGATGTCGTTGGTGTGGGTGGCGAAAACTTTATATTCTTATACAGATAATTTATGAAAAAAGGCGCGTACAAAAAAGAGTACATTTTCGCAGTTCAAAAGAAAAACAATGACATACAACGAGGTAAAGAAAACAATAGGGGATGTGTTGGAATCACATCGGATGTTGCAGACGGTAAAAATGGTAAGACCGCAGGAGTGGTTAAACCGCACAACTGATGCACTGTTTCCCGCTGCTTTTTACTTTGTAAATTCGGGAACAATTAACAAAGGCCATGACAATGATTTCAACATTGTGTTTTGGTTCCTTGACAAAAGCGGTCAAGAATACAAATACGAAAGTGATGTTGTAAGCGATATGTTAGGCGTTGCCACAGACATTATCAACCTTTTACACGTTGGAAACAATCCTTATATTATAGACGATAGCATAACTTATAATGTAGCCACAGACCAGTACGAAGATTATCTGGCTGGAGTAACATTTAACATCAATCTTAAAACCTTTTCAACATTTACAGCATGCGACGCACCCACTACTTAGTAATAATTTTATTACTTATTTCACAAATAACATTTGGTCAAATTTATCAAAACATGGCTCAACCAGGCTATAAGTTTAGCCGTGCGCGTTTCGATTCAGTGTTGACTATTCCCTCAGGTTTGGGCAATTTAAAGAATATTAGTGGCGGTCAAGATACTGGTCAAATAAGGTTTAACAAAAGCGATTCATCTGTGTACGTTTGGAATGGTAGAGCGTGGATAAAAGCGGGCGGCGGTACAATACCAACACTTACACAGGTTTTGGAATCGGCAGCCGGAGCAAATGAAGCAGGGGCAAACCAAATAAAAGATTTATCTGCAGGCACATCACAAAATGATGCAGCTACATTTGGTCAGCTAACAGATACAGCGAATTTAAGATTGAGGATAAGTGATACCGCTACAATGTTGAGCAACTACGCAAAGACGGCGGCGGTAGCTTTAAAGTTAAATATAAGCGATACGGCTGCAATGCTCACACCTTACTCTCGTGTTACCGTTACCTCCTACGGCAAAAACGCTGGCGGCGACAGCACAATACTTTTACTTAGTAACGGTACACGATACGCTGCAAAGGATAGTGTAGGCGGTGGGGGTGGTGGATCATTAGGTGTAAGCGTTACCGAGCAAAAAATATACTACAGAGGCGAGTATGTAGATAGCAGCCAAATTAGTACATCAACGGGCGCAATATCTGCAACAGATACCAGCAAAGCAATTACCGATTACTTGCACGTTGCAGGTGGCGAAAGTATTACAATAAGCGTTCCAAATGGTTATAGAAACATAACTATTTACGGATGGACTTATGATACAACATTAACGGCAATCAGCGAGATTAGAAGCAATACATTAATCAATACGGGATTAAAAACATATACTTTTACAACCGCAGCAAATGCAAGATTTTTAAATGTTTATGTAAAGTATAACGGTTTAGATTTTGCAAAAGCATTACAAATAAGAAGCACAAATACAATTACCTACACATCACCAATTACACCCGAACAATTCACGGGTAGTAAATCAGTACCCATTCAAAAGGCTTTGGACTTTGCAAGGTTCACAAGTACTGGCGTAACGCTCACGGGTAGTTACATTATTGATTCTACTTTATTATTGAGCAGTGGTAATACATTGATTTTAAATAATGCTATTGTAACGCTTGACAGTGGAAGTAAAACAAATATCATTCGTAATGAGGCGGTAGCAAACCCAAATGCAATATTTGATAGAGGTAATGTTGATATAAAAATAATCGGGATAGGAAAAGCTGTGTTACAAGGCAGTAAAGAAAACTGGGGTAGTGATAGTCCTACTGGGGTTGGAACACAACGATGGAGATCTCAAGGTGTTTTACTTGCCAATGTTTCAAACGTAGAAGTAAAGGGTATTGAGATGCATAATACAAATTCATGGGCAATGACTTTTGAAGGATGCAGAATGGGTAGCGTAAAGGATGTTAGTTTTTATCAAGATAGTTCACATCCAAATCAAGACGGTTTAAACATTAGAAGAGGCACAAATAAATTTACTATTGAAAATATAAAAGGTCAAACCTGGGATGATATTATTGCCTTAACAAATTTAAAACTAGGGCCGGAAATAAATATTCTTAATTTTTCTAAAATTTATGAGCCTTATGCAACAAATTTGAATATACATGATATTGTAATAAAAAACGTACAAAGAGATACAACAAACGATTTTGCAGCTAATGGATTTCCAAATGTTTTTAAAGCTGGCATATTATTGTTGTGTGAGGATGGATTAAGAATACACGATGTTACAATAGACGGTATTACGGGAGTGCAACAAGTGCAATTAGGATTTACTCAAATACCTTATCATGTAACAACGCAAGCAACAGTAAATGATATGTATAATATTTCAATATCAAATACAAATGCTGCAAAGATTAATTTTCAAAGGCCAGTAAAAGCCACTTCTTTGTATAATGTTGCAAGCACAGATGTTACCGGTGCAGCAAATGCAATTTTTATGAATGGATCAAAGCAAGTTTTTAGAAAGTACTATGATAATTTTCCGCAATATTTAGATTCAGTTTTTGCCACTTACAACATAGCTTATCAGAATATTGCTGGTTCAAGTTCATTTCAAGGACTTGAAGTAATTAATAAAAGCAGTAGTGGTGCATCGGATTTATCTTTAAAAAATAGTACGGGTATAAAGTCAATAATTAGACAATATTCAAATACAGTAGGAATTGGATTAGATAGTGCTGGGGCATTTGCAACAGATAAAAATTTAGTTCTTATGTCAAGTGCAGCGGTATCAAGTGGTGGTACAAATTCAATACAATTTAGGGTAGGTGGTTCAGCTGCTAATCAAGAAAGGATGAGAATCACATCTACTGGTTTGGTAGGCATTGGTTTAACAAATCCAACTTATAGATTACAAGTGCAAGCCAATAATGCAGGAACAGACGGCCTACAAATTACAAACGGAACAAGTACCGGTTCCGCATCACTTGATCTTACTAATAATAATTCTGTTACCGCATCTTTTAGAAGTTATGGTTCTGCATTTACATTATCTCATTTTCAAAATGTAGGTGTTTTGCAAGGAAATCAAAACCTTGGCTTTATAAGTGATGCAGCGCTTGCTTCGGGTGGTTCAAATACTATGAAATTTTATGCAGGTGGTTATAATGCAGACCAAGAGCGTATGCGTATAAGTTCTGGCGGTGTTAATATTGGTGGTGCTGCTAACGTCGCTGCATCGGCATCCTTAGAAGTTACAAGTACTACAAAGGGTATTTTATTTCCAAGAATGACAACCACACAAAAGAATGCCATTGCAAGTCCAGCGGCAGGGTTAGTGGTTTACGATACTACTTTAAACAAGCTATGTGTTAGAACTGCATCGGCTTGGGAAACGATAACAAGTTTATAGTATGAAAGCCGCCTTCATCATTCTTGCAGTTGTTTTATCATTGCCATCCACAGCGCAAAAGTGGTACAGCATAACAAAGAATGATGTTGCTATTATTGCGCTCGGTGCGGTAAGTGGTGCAGCCGATGGAGTTAATCAAAACCTTGCGCATTGGCGGTGGGGCAAAGGCAAAGCGTTTTGGGATGTGCAGACATCATGGAAAAATAAATATAAGGATTTCGATAATGGCAATACAGATGCAAGGTTCTTTGGTAGCAAAACAATCTTTGTGGCGTTCACAGATGGTTACCATTTAACACGAATGATAGACAGAAGTGCAATGTTGTTATCGGTGGGAATTAGTGCAGGAGAGTTGAAGCAATACAAAAAGAAAGACCGTTGGAAGATAGTTGCAAAAAAGGTTATATTGTCGGGAATAAGCAACAGAATAGCTTTTAACTTAATTTATAAATGAAAGCAATTACAACGATATTAATTTTAATTTTATCCTTAAACTGCTTAGCGCAAAATAAGCCGTTTGTAGGGGTATCGTTTAACTCTATAGGGTATTCGTTACAAGGCGGTGTAATCGTTAAAAATAAGGTGTTCACAATCGGTCACAGCGTACCCTTAACAAGCGCACTCAATCCTACCTTAGTTTTTGGAACGGTGGGTTATCAGTTTGACATGGGCAAAGATTATGCAGCAACACCATCAATAGGGTTTTGCTTTAATACAATGCAACCAATGGGAACAATCGAACTTTCAAAGGATATTTACAAAGGGCGTTTATTTATAAATGCAAATTATTGTAGAGTATTCTTTGCCGGTGCAGGTTTTAAAATATTTATAATTTAAAATAATTAGGTAGTCATGTTGCATTCATATTTAAGCGGAGATAAAGGCCCATTTTTCACATTAACCAGTTTTTTCTTTGGTAGCGTATTCGTAAACATCCAGGTTAGTTTGTCGATAGTATCTTTTAGTATTGCCATCGTTGTAGGGATACTCACAATAATTGAGAAAGTCACAGCATTAAGAAACAAAAAAAAATAAATAATATGGAACAAACACTGCCTTACTTATGGGATGCGTTCAACGCAAACATCGACTGGGTTATCGTAATACTGGTAATTGCCAGCGGTTACTTTCAATCCGCGTATTTAAAAGATTTAAACTTTGCCGATGCTTTAAAAACGCTTTTGGTATCGTTTGTTGCAAGTGGCGTTTACTTGTTATTGGCAGGGGATTTGACAGACAAGGCATCATTGGCGAAGTACTTTTTTAGCTACTTCATTGCAACATCATTGTATGAAATATTGCTTAAAAGTTGGACAAAGAAACTTATTGGAGATCAAAAGAATAAACTATGAAAAGTAAATTAAACGGGTGTGGTTTTGCCTTTGCAACATCAATAGTATTATGGGTTGTAATTATTGCCTTGCTCACATCGTGCAAAACATCGGAACAGCTTTACAACAAAGCAAAAGTAAAAGACCTCACAAAGGTTGCAGAATTGGCTCGTAAAGACTTTCCCTGCACAACCACAAAGATTGACAGCGTAACCACAGTGGATACCTTATACGACTTTATTGAGGTTGATTGCGCACCGCCTACCGTTGATTCGTTTGAAACGGTTGTAGTAAAGACCGTAAAGGTTAAAGTACCTCAAAAGGTTGTAACCATTCGCACCACAGTAAAGATTGAAGATAGCGCAAAAATTCGTGTTATGTATGCAGAAATACAAAAGGCCGCAGCCATGATAGTTGCTGAAAGAAAGCTAACAGCCGAATATAAAGCAGAGGCAGACGAGCAGCGCAAAGCGAAAAACAAGTGGCGTAAATGGTGTTTAATAACGTGGGGCGTTATTGCGGCCGGTATTGCGTTCAGATTGTTGCGCTCAAAGATTGGATTGTAATTGCACAAATATTTAAATAATTGTGACAAATAAAATATTATGAAACTAACAAAAAGTTTTCAGCTAAGTGAATTTGCGTGTAATGATGGTACACAAGTACCGGAAAACCTAATACCAAACGTAAAAGAACTTGCAAAGAATCTGCAAGTATTGCGCGATGAAATAGGCGAATCATTAACCATAAATAGCGGCTACCGTTCCCCAGCGTGGAATAAAAAAATAGGCGGTGTAAAAAGTAGCATGCACCTCAAAGCAATGGCCAGTGATTTGGTTTGTAAATCATTAACGCCAAAACAATTAAAAGCGGTAATTGAAAAGCTAATTAAAGAAGGCAAGATGAAAAACGGCGGCATTGGCCTTTATCCTTCATTTGTTCATTATGATATTGGAGCAACAAGGCGTTGGTAATTATACAATAAAACCCTTTTATGACTAAATACGACATTGCGCGTACTTTCAGAGAAAAGCATCCTACCTATCCAACCCTTAAACTGGCGCGGATAATGTACAAAGAAAACAATTTGCTTTTTGCAAACTTAGACGCTGCAAGGTCAGCACTTAGATACATCGAAGGCAAACAAGGCGACCGCCACCGTAAATGTGTAGAAGGTAGCACATTCGTAATTGAGGAGCCGCGACCTTACAACCCGTACAAGTTACCAGATAGCGATGAAACAATTTACGAACCGTATCACATCAAAGGTTTTAAACGTGTAGGCATCCTTTCGGATATTCACGTTCCATACCACAACATACCAGCACTCACAGCCGCAATACAATATTTAAAGAAGGAGAAAGTAGACGCATTGCTACTTAATGGCGATACCATCGACTGCCATACAATTAGTAGCTTTGATAAAGATCCTAAAAAAAGAAACTTTGCCGGCGAATTAGATGCCTTTGCACAACTATTTGAGGTGCTGCAAAAGCAATTAGATTGCAAGATATTTTTTAAGTTAGGCAACCATGAAATAAGATACGAGCGGTTTCTATTGCAAAAGGCACATGAATTAATCGGGGTAAAGGAATTTGAATTTCAAAACATTATTAAGGCGCGGGCAAACGGTATCGAGATTATCGGCGATAAAACCGTGATGAAGTTGAACAAATTAAACGGCATACACGGACACGAATATAAAGGCGGTATTTCAGCACCGGTAAACATTGCAAGGGGTTTGTTCCTTCGGGGCAAAGTAAGCGCGTTTCAAGGCCACAATCACGCTACAAGCGAACACAGCGAAGCAGACATGAACGGCGATATTACTACAACTTACAGCATCGGCTGCCTTTCGGAATTGCATCCGGCTTATATGCCACTCAACAAATGGAATCACGGAATGGCCATAGTAGATTTAGATGAAAACGGTATAGATTATGAAATGAGAAACAAGCGTATTAGACATGGAAAAGTAATGTAACATGGAAAACATAACGCCGCCGGAAGATGAGCCTATTGAGGAACCTATCGAGGAATTTGAATTTGAAACAACAACCCGCAGCGAGTACATTCATTGCGCTTGTGAGGCTTATAATACCGTTGCAGAAAGTAACCCGATGACTAAGGAAGATACCCGCACTGTTGAAGCCATCAAAAGAAAGTGTATTAAAATTATCGGCTATTATGTAGACGAAATGTATGACGAATTGTTTGAGGAATAGCCTACACTAATTTGCCGAAATCTTCTGGCGGTTCGGTATTAAAAATTGTTTTCCATAATTCCTTAGCCTCTACTTCATTAATAGATAATGCGTAGTATTTATCAATAGCAGCGTTAATGGCTTCAGATGCGAATTGCGCCATGTATATTCCTTTGTCTTGTCTTAGCTTTTGCAACCTTGCTAATGTGGTTGTATCTATTCTTAATGATTGGTGCGTAAATGCACCTTTGCTGTAGTTACTCATGTTGTTTTGTTTTGTATGCGTTCGGGTTAATAATCATTTTTTTATGATAACCAACATAAATATTTTCTATAGGAATATAATGTTTAATAAGATATTTCTCAGCTTCACAGCATTGTGCGTATGTTTTATATTCTTCTAAATAAACGCTATCAAATTGCTTTTGGTATTTATGCAAACATAACCGAGAATATAAATTAAAAGACCTACCTACATAGATAACATTCTCTTTGTTAATTAGTACATACACAAAATATCTGCCTTTTACTTTGTTGATTCTTTTAGTTATTTCAGCCCAACATATTTCATGGGAATCAATAGGTTTTGGAATAGATATAATTTCCTTTTCCTTACTCATAAACGAATCTCGTTTTACTTGTGGTTATTGATGTTACTTCTTTGTAGATTTCAGACCTATTTAATCCAGTTTCTTTTGCGGCGTGGTTTGCAGATGTGTAAACCGTGTTAGTGTACCTATCTCTTATTGCCTTACCAACGGGGCCGCCTGCTTTTTTTTCTGCATTCTGTGAGTGTACAAGTGTTTTACTGCCATCCTTACCCATTGCAAATATTTGCAACTTCTTTGTTTCGTATGAAAACATTTCCAGCACGGCTGCGATTAATTCATCAACAACCCTATTGCTTACAACGCTGTACGATTCTCGGCCTGCTACGAATACTTTGTATTTAATGGGTAAGTTAATAAATTCTTTTAGTTCCATAAATTAATTCATTTGCAGTTAAATCGAAGTAAAGGTTTTGTAGTTGGTGCATAAATGATGCTGGAATATGTTTTTTAAAAACTAACCCGCTTATTTCCAAAAATATTATTTCTAACTTATAATTAAATATAATTTTCAAATCATCTTTTAAAGCAACAGTTCTACTTGTTGCCAATGTTTTTTTAACATCTTTGCCATACTCAATTATAAAACCAAACTTCTCTAATATTTCTGTCGTTATCTTTATTGGGTAAATTCTTTCTTGTGTTCTAAATTGATTATGATCATACTCAAACCTACATCCAGCTTTTGTTATACCAGATATTTTAAAAACTTGATTTTCATCCCAATAAATAAAATTACCTATTCTTAATTCGTTTGCTGCTATCATTGTTTAATATTTAAAATGGCAGACTTTAACCCGTCTGCCAGGGGCATTTAAAACAAAACACGATTAATCGGCTATCGCTTCAGCCATTATAAGATTGTAACGAAATGTGGCAGCTTCAATAAACGAAGCATCTTTGACAATATAGGCGGGTAGTATCTTTTTAAACTCCTTTAGTTCATCAACGGTAGTGAGTAAAGGTAGTTTCTCTACAGCGTGCGTAACCTCCTCTTTTATGTCCGTATGGTTGATGTCTTGTGTTACCACATCGAACTCCTCAGGTGTGTACACAGGGCCGCTAAATACATCTGGAGTGTACCATTTAACGCCGTTACTGATTGCACGAGCAAATAGCATATTTTTGGGAAACTTATCGAGGTTTTTTGTTCCGGCTTTCTTTGCCTCTTCAATCGTAAAAGTGCTATTGCCAAGCATTTCTTTGCCCTTATAAAAGTCGATGCTGCAAATCTTTTCGGTTTGCTCAATCACTTTGTAATCGTATTTGTTGGATGCCTTTACATTGGCAGCCATAAGGCCAGCGCCTATTGTAGGTTTACCTTGTATAATGTGAATGCCACTCATAGCGGCGAATGGTGGGATACCCATTTCGGCACCTGCTTGAATTTTAACCACTGCTTGAGCGGCTGATTTAATGTCTGGAAACATTCCCGATTCGGCAAATGCTTTGCCAATGTTCATGATTTCGGTTGTGCTGATTGTTGATAGTTCTTGCTTCATTTTGTTTTGTTTTTTATTGTTATTAAAATATTCCATGTTTTGCAAGATACGCATCCTGCTTTGCATTGTCCTCCTCCTCTTGTTGCAAGGTTATTATTTCATCTTGATAAACCCTTGCAAGTTGTGATGCAGTGTATGGCCTTACATCGTGTTTGTGGCGCGGTAAAATATCTTCCGGCTCAAGTTGCTGATGTATCCAGTAGTTGTATGCTGTTTCGTTCATGGCAGTTCGTTTTGTAATGTGATGGCCTCGTAAAAGTCTTTAAAAGAATGCATATCCCAATTATCGGAGTAATAACCTATAAGGCTAAAATGAGCACCACTTTTTAATACTGTACCGCACCCTTGTTTTTTAAATAATATTACAGAGTTGTCATGTTTTGAAATCATTAACTTAGGAAACCCAAGTATTGGCAATTCATCTGTATTAGTAATTTCTGTTTGTACCATTTGTTTTGTTTTAATTTAAGTAAATATAACCACTACCGTTACAGTGTGGGCATTCATCAATTACTGTTGTTTTACATACAGCCGGACTATTGCCCATGCCCGTAGATGCTTTGGCATTTTCATTATAATCTGTAGTTTGCTCATCGTCAATTGGTTTTACAACGTGTTGATAATACAACCAGGCTACCCAATAAAGTAAGCCGGCTGAAATAATAAATAGTAATTCTCCTTTGGTTTGAATAAATAGTAATATCATAGTGCGTGGTTTACTTGTTGAAGTTTAAGTAATTCGATTTGATTGTCTGTGTATTCAGAAACCCATCGGTTGCGTTCGATTTCATCTTCAGCAATCATAATCATGCGAAGGCAGGCTACAGATTGTTTGTGTAAAAACATTAGTTGTTCAGTGAAGCTGTCGGTTAAATTTGCAATTTGTGTTGTCATGTTGTTTTGTTTTAAATTGTTATAAAGTGTAAAGATAGTATCTTATTCGATACAAACAAATTTATATTTTTATTGATAAAAACCAAACGCCAGCAATCTTGCGATGGTTAAATATACCAACGGTATTTGATCGGTTACCGTTGCAAATGCTTTTGATAGTGCTATTACTTTTGCCCGTTAATTGTGCGGCCTCGGTTATTGTTATGTTCTTATGTATCTTCATTTTGCAATGTTATGTATCTTTGTTGATACAAAAAAATTTATTTTATAAATAAAAAGTTGTAGTATTGCAATCTAACTAAAACAAAATAAAATGAACTTTACAACTATTGAAGCACTTGAAAATTTTGATTCTACAAAATTAACTATTGAACAAATTTTAGAAATAGAACCTGGATTAATAGAAGTACAAGAATATGCTAAAATGAAAAATGAAGAGGCAAAGCACAAAGAAATTCATTGGCATAATGTTTGGGCAGTTTGTAAAAAAATGCAATATAATTTAATTGGAGATGAAGCAAATAAAGGCGTTCTTGGATCAAGTGTTACATGGGATCAATGGCATGATCATTTATACAAATTAACAGAAAACTGTTTATAAACTTTAAACCGCAACGGCTCCGGTTAATCCGTATAAATTATGGCAGATCAAACATTGTTGAAAGGTATTAGGCTATTTCAACCAAAAGCAAACCAACCCGATTTCGTTTTAGCATCGGGCGTTATTACTCTTAATGAGTTGGTAACCTTTGCAAAGGAAAACCCACAGCTTTTAACCGAGTACAACGGCGAAAAACAACTGCGCATCCAGTTGCTAAAGTCAAAGGACGGCAAGCCTTACATGACAGTTGATACTTGGAAGCCAGCTGAAACAACGGCACCGGCATTTGCAGCGCCAACGCTGGCAACAAAAGAAGATCTTTCTGGATTACCTTTCTAATCAAACGCCCCTATCGAATTGGTAGGGGCATAAATTACGCTTATGAGTTGGACAGTAAGATACAAGCAAGCGCATCATGAATGGTGCAAACGCACGGCTCCCGATTACTTTAACGCCGCTGGTGGTAATACTATGCGCGTTACTTATCCATGCGTTACAAAGTCGGGCGGTTTAACTACTGCAATCTGCAAGTTTTTGGAATGGGAAGGCCACAGAGCAACGAGGATAAATACAGCAGGCCGAATAGTTGCAGGGCGTTACATTACATCAACTACGCGCAAAGGCACAGCCGATATTTCAGCAACCATAAAAGGCCGCGCCATAATGATTGAAATAAAGGTGGGCAAAGACAAACCTTCAGTTTACCAATTAGCAGAACAGCAACGCGAAAGGAACGCTGGCGGAATGTATGAGTTTATTCATACAATACAAGAATTTTTTATATTTTACGATAAACTTCTGGAAACATTAATTTAATTCCGAAAAACCCTACTGAAGAAACCACAAGATTTAATTATTATTTAGTATATTTGTTTAACAATTCAATCAGTTGAAGTAAGGAGCAGCAGATTGAATTTTCATTTTTGATTATTTAAATGGGCTCAAGTAAACTCCTTACACTTGATGCCCATTTTTTATTTTATGACAATACAAAATAATGAGTTCATTAACTACATTGAACAAAATGGTTTTAAAAGACACATTCCCACTTATTCTAACAAATGGCAATTTTTTGCAAATGAAGGTATTTATGATACAATAGACGAGTATCGTATTTATTTAAATGGTGCAATTAGAATAACAATGGACGGTAACATTTGTTATGTTGCAAAACACAAAAAAAATATATTTACTTTGTTTTTTTGGATGCCTTCTGCATGGCAAGAACCTGTAACTGAATATTTAAATATTCCAAATGATGTTATAAGATTTATAAATAACAAAGAACTTCCGGTTGTTGAATTACCAAAAGCATCAAGATACATTTGTAATAAAACAAAGTATGAGGTTTTTTTAAGATTTAAAAGTACTTGTAATTATTGCGGATCAAGGGAAAAACTTGAAATAGATCACATACATCCATATTCAAAAGGTGGAGGTTCAAACATTGAAAATTTACAGTTGCTTTGCAAAACTTGCAATATTAAAAAAAGCAATAAATTATTAAATGAAATATCCGATTTATTAGACATTTTATCCCCTAAATTATGATAACGAACATCGAAGAAATAAAGCATAAAGCCGACATTGTAGATATTATTTCTGCTTATGTTAATTTAAAAAAGGAAGCTACCGAAATGGTAGGCCTTTGCCCATTTCATAAAGAAAAAACACCATCGTTTAAAGTAAGCAAAGCAAAAGGTATTTATAAATGTTTTGGCTGTGGAAAGTCCGGCGATGCTATTGCATTTATAATGGAGCATGAAAATACAGATTACATTTCTGCAATAAAGTTGATAGCTAAAAAGTACAACATCGAAGTACAAAATAATAAAAAGGAATATCAAAAACCTTTGCCGCGTTTGGAAAAACTTTCTGCATCTACAATAAAATACTTTGAAACAAGGGGTATAAGTAATAATACATTACTTAGAATGAATATTACTGAATCTGTTGAATGGATGCCAAAAGCACAAACTGAAGTACCAACTATTTGTTTTAATTACTACAACGAAAACGAATTAGTTAATATTAAATTTAGAGCAAAAGATAAAGACTTTAAATTGGCAAAAGATGCCGAATTGATATTTTATAACTTAGACAGCATCAAAGATGAATCTACAGCCATTATAGTCGAAGGTGAGATAGACTGCCTTTCATTGCATGAAGCTGGCATTTATAATGTTGTAAGCGTTCCAAACGGGGCAGGAACCGGCACCCAACAATTAAAGTATTTAGATAATTGTTGGCATCATTTCGAAGATAAGGAACGCATTATTTTATTTACTGATAATGATGAACCAGGAAACAATTTGAGAGATGAAATATCACGTCGCTTAGGCCGTGATCGCTGCTATAAAATAGAATACCCAAACGATTGCAAAGATGCAAACGATGTGCTTTTAAAGTATGGCAAGCAAATGCTGCACACTATGATAGAAACAGTTAAACGCTGGCCTATTGATGGCATCATTACCGTTGAGGATGTTTACGATACCGTTTTAGATTATTACATGAATGGTTATCCAAAAGGCTGCAATGCTGGCATAGGGGAATTTGATGAACTATTAACCTTTGCCGGTGGATTGGTTACTATTGTAACTGGCGCACCTGGTAGCGGTAAAAGTGAATTTATTGATTACATTATTACATCACTTGCAAGATTCCACAATTGGAAGTTTTCTGTTTGCTCATTTGAAAATCCTACAGCTATTCACGTTACTAAATTGATGGAAAAGTTTATCGGCAAATCATTTAACTTTAGAAAGGACTCAAGCCATCGGATAAACAAAGCTGAGTTTGAAGAAAGTATTTTGCTCACAGATGATTATTTTAGCTTTATAAACATTGCACAAGTTGATGTAACTATTCAAGGTATAATTGAAAAACTTATTGAGGTAGTAAAGAAAACAGGCGTTAAAGGTATTGTTATTGATCCTTGGAATTACATCGAACATAAGATACCGCAAGGCTATTCAGAAACACAATACATAAGTGAGGCCTTAACTTTAATAAAAGAGTTTGCAGTAAAAACAGATACTCATGTTTTCATTGTAGCACATCCGAGAAAGTTGCAAAAGGATCAGTCGGGGCAATATCCACCGGCTACCCTTTACGATGTTGCAGGCAGTGCGCATTTCTTTAATAAGGCTGATAATGGTTTATCTATTCATCGGGATACGAACAAAGGTATTGTTACCGTTTATTGCCAAAAGGTTAGGTTTTCATTTCATGGCCGCATTGGCTACACATCATTTACATACGATTTATTAACCAGAAAATATACAGAAATATAAATAATATTATTTATCTTTATATTAATAATCACTTCACTTGGTAGTGCGGGAGAAGTGGTTTTAATTATCACAATTTAAAAGGGTTTTGCAGCACTACTTGCAAGACCCTTTTTATATTTTATGAATAAAAATAATACAAAAGAATCTTACTATTTTGCTCATGATTATGAGCCTACCAGCGATCCAAAAATAGCTGCTTTAATTGCAGAATATGGAGCGGAGGGTTATGGTATTTATTGGCGCATTATTGAAATGTTGCACTCAAACCCAGAGCATAAAATTCCTAAAAAGAAATACATTTTTATAGCACTTGCTAAACAACTTATAACAAACGATAACAAAATTGAACTTGTTATAAATTATGCAACTGAAGTTTGTGAGTTGTTTTTAGAAGATTCTGAATTTATTATTTCAAAACGTGTTTTGCGAAACTTTGAAAAAAGGGAAGAAATTTCAGAAAAAAGAAGCACAGCCGGTAAGGCTGGAATGCAGTCCAGATGGGCATCTAATAACAATGCTATAACAAACTCAAATGTTGTTATAACAAAAAATAACAAACATAACAAAGGAAAAGAAATTAAAACAAATAAAAGAGAAATAGGAAATAGTGATTTTTTGCCTGGCGGCAAGTTTGAAGGAATGGTGTTTTAAAAATACTTTTAATTAATTTACTATAAAATTGTATATTCGTTTTATGAATCACATCGGACTATTTGAAGGTATTGGCGGTTTCTCACTTGCAGCACGTTGGATGGGATGGAAAACCATTGCCTGGTGCGAGTGGAACGAATTCGGTCAAAAAGTATTAAAACATCATTTCCCAAAAGCACAACCACATGGCGACATTACTAAAACAGACTTCACTATTTACCGAGGACAATGCGACATTGTTACCGGTGGATTCCCTTGTCAACCCTACAGCCTTGCAGGGAAGCGAAAGGGCAAAGCAGATGAGCGCCATCTCTGGCCAGAAATGCTTAGAGCAATTAGAGAAATTCAACCAACTTGGGTTGTGGGCGAAAATGTTTTCGGCCTTGTTAATTGGGATGGAGGGTTGGTATTCAACGAAGTGCAAGCTGACTTGGAAGCTCAAGGGTACGAAGTATTCCCGTATGTACTGCCAGCTGTATCCGTCAACGCTCCCCATAGACGGGATAGGATCTGGTTTGTTGCCTACAGTAACCGCTTCATTCGGGGAAAGGGGGGGGATGCTAAACCCACAGAGCAACCACGATACAGAGAAAGCATTCTACCAATTACAGCAGAAAGGACTACTACCAACCCCGACTGCAGTACAGCGAGAGCATCCGGAAAGAGTGGAGGCATTGAAAGCATCGGGAGCAGAAACAATGATGAGCAGAAATTGTGGGGAGAACAGACCGAACTCAATATTAGATCACATGAACTTTTACGGGATGCTCCCAACACCAACATCACACCAACAGAACACTCAATTCAAACAAGGCGGAACTTGTCTACAAGCTCACTTCAACAAGATGCTACCGACACCAACAGCGAACGACAGCAAGAATTCAACAATGCCGGACAGCCAGGTAAACAGATCAGACAACCTTACAAAGAGGTTTCATCACCTCAAGACTGGTCAAACTTCCCAACTCAATCCCCCATTTGTTCTGGAGATGATGGGATTTCCACCCGACTGGACTCTATTACCTTTCCTAAGTGGCGAAACGAATCCATAAAGGCAGCAGGCAATGCCATCGTTCCACAGGTAGCATATCAAATATTTAAAACAATAAAACTTTACAATGAAAAACTTTAACACAATACAAGAAGCGGAAAAATACGTTATCGATTACTTTGCAGAGCATCATGATTATGTTGGCGAGTTCGACTACCGAAACAATAAAGGCATCATTCAGTTTTTCTCAGTTGATAGCCCAAACCGATACCACACTTTTGAATGTACTGTCTTTGCATCCGAACCACTTAAACGCCCAGTTGGCAGGCCTAAAGGGCCGGAAAAGGTTTACATCGGGTTTAAGATAGAACCGAAGTACCACAGTGAAGTCAAAGCAATGGTTAAAAAATACATTGCAGATAAAAAGAATTAGTTACATTTGGGTATGAAAACATCAAAAGAAAAGTTAATGCCTTGGATATTCGTTGCAGTTGCAGCCTTAGCGTTCTTAATTATTTTATTGGCATCAATGTAAAATTTATGTTTCGATACGCATTATGACTGACTGCCGCCAATATATTGAGCAAATTTACCTAAGCAAAGAAGTAAACACTTTGATTGGTAAATGCAGCCATGAGAGTTTGCAAGATGACCTCAGACAGGAATTGGCACTGGCATTACTGCAGCAACCCTGTGAAAAGATAATCGAATTAAAAGATCGTGATAAGTTGTTAGCCTTTGCGCTTAAGATAGTATGGAACATGGCAACAAGTTCAACAAGCGTGTTTTATACTAAGTTTAGAAAGAAAGACATGCAAAAGCTAAGCAACTACCTTTATAGCCAAATGACGGGCGTAGATTATAGCGACAGCGTACACGTTGCAAGTAAGGCAATCGTAAACAAGATGCAGAACGGAAGCATCACAGACCATCACGAGGCGTTGCTTTTTAATTCATACATTGAACTTAGATCGTGCGACAAGGTGGCTAAGCATTACGGAATACCTAAACATCACGTTCAGTTTGTTTTGGCTAAGGTTAAACAGGAATTAAAAGAATTAATAAAAAACCAATGAGTTACATCATTACAATCATTGCGGCGGTATTGTTTGCCTTTACCTTTGTTGAGGTGTTAGGCGTTCACAAAGTCATTAAACGCTTTTACAACTATGCACCTGGTCGGAGGTTAAAGCCTTTGGACTGTGTAACGTGTATGGCGTTTTGGATGTGCATTTTATTACTAATATTGCCCAATGAGTGTAGCACAATTATAGCCACGTTATTAGGCGCGGCTTATTTAGGAGGGAAAATAAAATAATTATTATGCAAACAAAAGATTTAATAAACCTTGACGGAATACCCGAAGAACACTTTATCAGAGAACTTGTTGAAAAGTTAAGCGCAAGAACTACCTATGAAGACAAAGCACATCCAAGGTCTGTCATGGATTACAAACAAATATGCAGTCATGATGACGGTTGGTTATGCGAATGTAGGTTGCAATTTATTGTAAACTTTCTTAAACGGGAGTGCTTATGAAGATACTCGGCCTTTCATATCCCGATAGTGGATGCGGTTTCCATCGCGTTGTATTACCCCTTGGGTTTATGCCCGATGTCGAAGCATTCGTAACTAACCTACCCACAGAGGAGAAACTATCGGAAGGGTGGGATGTATTGCTTTACAACCGTATTAGCGTATTCGATAACGATTGGCCTGCACTCAAAGAGTTGCTAAATTGCAAAGTAGTTTTGGACTTAGACGATTACTGGGTGTTACCGGCAAACCATCCGAATTATCATACATATCAACAAATGGCTGCAAGGATTGAAAACAACATCCGCATGGCCGATATGGTAACCGTAACCAATGAACAACTTGCTGCAAAGGTTAGGCCGTTCAATGATAACGTACACATATTCCCTAACGCCTTACCTTATGGCGAACATCAGTTTACACAGGACAAAGTGCCATCGGAACGCACTCGTATATTTTGGGCGGGCGGTTCAAGCCATGAGCCCGACATCGCAATATTGAAAAACCCGATAAAGCGCCTACAATCACACGCAAACAAGATCACGATGGTAATGGGTGGGTATGTTGAAAGCGAAACATGGCGGCGTATGTTTAGCCACTTTACAGCGGGGTTGACATTATCAAACCTACCCCTGCCAGGATTGCCACCGTTAAACTACATGGCTATGTTCGCTCATGCAGAAATTATGCTTGTACCTTTGGAGCAAAGCGAATGGCACGGGTGTAAGTCAAACTTAAAACTATTAGAGGCGGCGTGTAAGAAATTACCCGTAATATGCAGCAAGGTAGCACCGTACAGCAATGACGATGCACCGGTATTGTGGGTTGAGAAACAATCGGATTGGTATAAAAATATGAATTATCTTATCAATAACAAACAAGCGTGTATAGATTATGGAGAAAGACTTTACGAATGGGCAATTAGAGAATACAACTTTGCAGACATCAACGCAAGACGTAAAGCCGCATTTGAAAACCTTATCGGAACATAAGCACGTTTATGATTTTTTTATGCGTTCGCAGGAGTTAGTTGGTTTTCATCCGCACATTCAAGATGCGGTCTTTAATGCGTATCTTGTAGCGGATCCTTATTTTCACGTTAACCGAACTTGTCCGGCTTGTTTGGTTGAGGCATTGATAACAGTTTATAAATGGTTTGAAAATGAAAGCAATACATGAAACAGCGGTAATACATCCGACCGCCATAATTTACGATGGAGTTGTAATTGAGGAAAACGTGCAGATAGGGCCGTACTGCATAATTGGCGCACCAGCCGAATGGAAAGGTAAAGAAAGTACAAAGGGCGTGCGAATTAGTAACGGGGCAATACTAACGGGATTGATTACGATTGATGCAGGTGTTGAGCAAACCACCTATGTTGGGCCGAACGCTTACATTATGAAACACGCGCACGTTGGCCACGATGCGTTTATTCATAACGGGGTAACCATTTCTTGCGGTGCAAAGATTGGCGGCCATGCGAACATTGGCAAAGAAACAAACATTGGGTTAAACGCTGTTATACATCAGCGCAAAATGATTCCAGCACGTTGCATGATTGGTATGGGTTCTGTAATTACAAAGGGGTTAGTTATGGCACCGAGTATGAAATACGCTGGCAACCCTGCAAAATTATTAGGAGAAAACATAAAAAAATGAACACACTCATTATCGGCTTAGTTTACGGCAATCGACCATACAACCTTATACATGAGGCGGCGGGTAGTAAGAATTGGAAGGCGGTAAACACTGAAGGCATTGCCAACGCCTTAAACGATGGTATTGACCTCATGAACGAAGGAAACTACGATAGTGTGGTTTTCTTAGCCAATGACATAAAGATGCCACAGAATTGGCTTAAAATGATGCAAGAGGCTATTCAAACATATCCGGCCGCTGGTATTGTAGCAATGCCTTTAGAACAACCCGTAACCCATGTAAGCAATCAGTTAATTATTTCAAACTGGTTAATGACAAAAGACACCATCGACCGCGTTGGTTATTTTAATGAATCGATGTTCCCTTACGGCCCGATTGATTTGGATTACTGCGAACGCTGCCACGCGCTTGGAATAAACACCTACTACGTTGTAGGGCCGTTTGGTCATCACATCGGCTTTCATGCAGTTGGTAATGAATACGGATGGGACAAAATGCAACTGGTTGCAGAAAACGAAAAACACAGATACAAACAAGGACAAAACATTTATAAAAATAGACTATGAAAAATATAGAAACACCCGAAAAAATGTGGGAGTTATTCCAAAATTACCGAGACTGGTGCAAAGCTAACCCGTACAAGGTGCATGACTTTGTCGGCAAAGATGGCAACAGCGTTGAACGATTGAAAGAAAGACCATTAACGCAAAACGGCTTTGATAACTGGTTAGCACAAAACGGTTTAATATCGTACAACATCGACCACTACCGTTACAATTTAAACGGCGGGTATGACGAATATGTAAACGTAATGAAGTTGATTGATAGCATTACAAAAGACGATCAGCTTTGCGGGGCAATGTGTGGCGTTTATCAGCATCATGTTACCGCCAGATTATTAGGTTTGATTGACAAGACTGATAATTCACATCAAATAAATGAAATAAGAATAACGAAACAGTGAATAAAATAGTTTGCATTTATAAAATAGTATGATAATTGATGTTAAATTACCAAACCCACACGAAAAACAATTAGAAATACTTAATTGTAAAGCAAGGTTTGTCGTAATGATGGCCGGTCGAAGATTTGGTAAATCATTGATTTCACAGTCTATGGCTGTAGAAGCAGGTATCGAAAAAAAGAAAGTTGCATACATAACGCCCACTTATCAATTAGGCAAAGTATTTTTTCAAGAGTTAATCAAAGAACTACCCTCCAAAATACTAACAAAGAACGAGGCCGACCTTGTAATAAACTTTATTACGGGCGGTTCAATACGGTTTTTTACGGGCGAACGCCTTGACAATATGCGCGGCCTTAAATTCCATCTTGCTATTGTTGATGAGGCCAGCTACATTGCAAACTTAGAAGATGGGTGGAACAATGCCATACGGCCAACGCTGACCGATTACAAAGGCAAAGCTATATTCCTAAGCACACCAAAAGGCCGCAATTTCTTTTACTCGTTATTTATGAGGCACGGCGAACCTGATTGGGAAGCCTTTTCATTTAGCACTTACGATAACCCGTTTATTGATCCAAAAGAAATAGACGATGCAAAGCGGCAACTGCCACGCGCTGTATTTGAACAGGAGTACATGGCCAACCCGATGGAGAATGCGGCTAACCCGTTTGGCTCCGATAACATACGCGCCTGCATTAAGCCACTAAGCAAACTACCGCCATTGTATTACGGTATTGATTTGGCAAAGTCGGTCGATTGGACTGTGATAATTGGCCTTGACAAAAACGGGGATGTTTCGTATTACCAACGCTTCCAAAAAGATTGGAAACAGACAAAGGACTTTATACTAACGATAGACAGAAGCAAACCCGTTTTGATTGACTCTACCGGCGTGGGCGATGCCATTGTCGAAGACATCCAAAAGTCGTTTCAAAAGATGACAGGGTTTAAGTTTAGCAGCAGCAGCAAACAACAATTAATGGAGGGTTTGGCATCTAGCATCCACAAAAACGAAATATCGGTATTGTCTGGAGTTATGCAAGACGAGTTAGAAATATTTGAATATCGTTACACATCCACAGGCGTTAAATACACGGCGCCCGATGGCTTTCACGATGACACTGTCATAGCTTTGGCCCTTGCTGACAAATGCCGCATAGATTATAAGCACTTCGGTCATTACCATATCATCTAAAATTATACAATACATTATGAATGTAGCACAATTTCAAGAGGTTTACAGAATTAGTAACTATGCCTTAAACGATGAGGATAAGGCTGTGCAGTACGTTAAGGCTATGACGGGTTACAATACCGACCAGATTAACGCCATGAGCCTTAAACAGTTCAACAAGGTATGTACAAAGGTATCTAAGGCATTCAGCATCAAAATGCAGAATATTGAGAAAGACAAGCCGCGTAATTTTTACCGTGCAAATGGTAGGCTCTATAAATTTAACTATGATTTGAAACGCCCACCGTTTAACGCAGGCCGTTATATTGAGGTTGCGACATTCAGCGCGGACATTATAGGCAATCTGCATTTGATATTGGCATCTATGGCCACACCTTACAAATGGTTAAAGCCAACAAAGCCGGAGGCATGGCAACACGAACTTATTGCCGATGACATGAAACACCTTGATTTTGCGGCTGCGTACCATGCAGCGGTTTTTTTTTACGCAGTTTTTACGGAATCAATGAAGGCTTTGCATCCTTATTTAGTGCAGGAGATGACGGCGAAGATGATACCGGAAGCGGAGGCAAACCGGATCCTACAGGGTTTACATCAAACTTTGGATGGATTTACAATGCCAAAATGGTATCGGAGTTTGAAGCTATCAGCGTAAACGAGGCAATGGATTTACCGGTGTTGCAGTTCTTAAATGATTTGAATTATATTAAAACAAAAAGGGCATTCGATGAGTATCAGTATAAGCAAAGCACAATCTGACGCGTTAGCGGAATTGGGCTCCTTTGGAGAAGATAGGCCAGGGCCAGTTCCGTTAACGGTGTTGCAAAAGATATTAGTGCAATACGGTAGCGACTTTGCTATTGAGTTAGCTGAAAGCATGAAGCAAAAAGAAATGTTTGGCTCAGGCAAATTAGCAGATAGCATAATTCCGGAAGTAAACGAGGAGGGCAACACGCTAACGATTAGAATGCTGAATTATTACGATTTCCCGAATAAGGGTGTTAAGGGTGTTAAAAGCAGCGCAAACGCTCCGACAAGTCCATACCAATATAAAACATTTGGTATGAATAGAGAAGGTCGCAAATCAATAAGCGACTATGTATTGAGCGGTAGGGCAAAGATAAGAAACGTAAGAAAAGACAAAGCAGTAGGAATAGGATTAGAGCGCAAAGGCGTGAGCGCGTTGGATAGCAAAATAAATACTTTGATTTACCTAATTAAGGCATACGGTATTAAAACAACCAACTACTTTGATGACGCGTTCAACAAAGTATTCAAAGATTTTGCGGTAACGGCAGCCGATGCAGTGGGCAGGGATATTGTAATAACAATTCAAAGATTAAACACAAGTAAGTAAATGGCAATAACATCATTATTCGCACCATCAGGCGAACCATCGGTACAAGATTCATTGTGGCACGTTGTAAGCAGCACAAACGTAGCGGGGCAAGATTTTAAATTCGTGTTCGACATATTCGTTGGCGGGGTGCAACAAGTGCGCGTAAAACAGTTTCCAGATCCTACAACGCTAAACGGCTACTTTGACGCGGGGCCGATTGTGCGCAATGGGTTTACTTATTCCTGGTTTGTACCCGAAAACGCTGCTGACGATGTTTATCTTTGTCAGCCTTCAGCATCGGGGCAAATAAGTCAACTGTATCAAATAAGGTTTGGCGAGGATGTAAGCGGTATAACAACAAGTAATTTAGCATCGGGCGAAGTGCGCGCCTATAATTGGGCACCACCGGCATTTAAACGCAAAACATTTGACAGCACAAGTAAGCTAAACAAGTTCTACACGAACCGGCCAACGGGGGCGCGTATCAATACGGGGGCAAAGTTGTTGATTCCATTTAAAACAAATGCAACGCTCACGCTTAAAGTAGATACCTACAATCAAAGCAATGCACTCATAGCAACCACCACCGATGGCAGCACATACGCAAACGGTGGGTATGTTCAGTTAGACATCGGAACCGCTGCAATAAATGCAAGGTTAGGAAATATTATAACCGATGCTGTGAAGTATTACGATGTGTATTTTAACACGTTTGATAAATTCAGAGTTGTACTATCGTGCAACCAAAAATACACGCCTACAAACCTTTACTTCCTTAATAAGTGGGGTATGTATGACACAGCAACATTTGACCTATTGAGCCGCCTTACATCGGATGTGGAACGTAAGTCATTTACACAGCGCGACTTCAGACAAGCGGCTGCATCGGTAACTTACTTTGATGCTAACAATGTCTACAATGAAACAAAAACAAATTACGAAAATAGAGAGGTATTGTCTTTGCGGCTTACTATGGATGCACCGACAGATAATGAATTTACATGGCTTAGTGAGTTAATTACATCGCCTCAAATTTACATGGAGCAAGACGGATACTATTATCCGGTAACATTAAAGAATAACACATACGAATATAGCAAGTACATCAACAATAGGCTGCGACCGTTTGAAGTTGACATAGACATAAACCAAACACGCCAAAGACAATTAAGATGATAGAAATGGGGTTAATAGTAGACGAAACCGGTACGCTGTTAATCGTAGTTAGTGAGGGCGGTTATTTAAAATGTTTTGAATTAGTAGGTATGAATGAACAAGGTAATTGGTTAGTAATATGACAAGAATATTTATAGAAAATAACGAGTTAGATTTAACACAGGCATTAAGTCAGCAAATAACTTACGCCGTTGATGACCTCCAAAACTTAGACAGCAAGGCCACTACATTCAGCAAAACTATTGTTATACCTGGCACAACCCGAAACAATGCTTTGTTAGGTAATATCTTTGAGTTTAACAATAGCAACTTTACATCCGATACCGCGCCAAACATTGCTTACAATTTTAACGCCTCAAAGTCGGCGGCTTGTCGTATCGAGGTAAACGGTTTGCAGATCGTAAAAGGTATATTTCGATTAACTGAAATACTTTACGATGGCGATAATGTGGAATATGAAACGGCGGTATTTGGGGAGTTAGGCGGCTTTATTGCAAAGTTAGGCAATAGCCGATTAGAAGATTTGAATTTTAGTGCATACGACCACACATACAGCATTGCCAATATTGTGGCATCATGGGACAATGCACAGGCTGGAAGCGGTTATGTTTATCCGCTTATTGATTATGGAACCTACAGCACAAATAAAAAGAATTGGAGGTTTGGTACATTTAGACCTGCTTTGTTTGTAAAAGATTACCTTGAAAAGATTGTAACAAATTCGGGCTATACCTTAGAGTTTCCATTAAAGGAAACAACACGGTTTAAATCTTTGATTGTACCGCATAATCAAAAGCAGTTGCTAAGGTCAACGACTAATTTTGTGAATGCAACGGGTGGCCCTACAAACGTGCTGTTTGGGGATGGCATAGATCCCGCCGTTGATAAGTCGCCTATTCCCGTATCGGGAACCGTAACAGCAAACTTTACAGACTTTGGAAGCAGTGGAGAATTTCAATACATCGGCGCGACTTCTACAAGTGTTCGCATCCGTATGACAATATCGGGAACAACTACTTCAGACACAGCACAAACATTCTTTGTAGGTATTAAAAGCGGTAGCATTACTGACACCTATGGCAGCGCACAATATTTGTCTTTTCAAACAATATTAAACAGCGGTAGCGGTTCGGCTGAATCATTTAGCTTTGAGTTTGATTTTACAACAACATTAAATACAAACGATATTATAAGGCTTTACGCTTGTACGGATGCACCGGTTAGCAGTTCACAAGTGTTTAACTTAAACAGCACGATTAGCCTATTCAATATTTCAGCAACCGCTGCCACACTTGTAGCTGCTACGTTAGGAGATAGTTTAACTATAAACGATATTATACCTAAAAACATATTCCAACGTGATTTCTTTATTAGCCTTTTAAAGTTGTTTAACCTTTATGTAACGGAGGATAAGTTTATCGAAAAAAGATTAATCGTAAAACCTTATACCGATTTTTATACCGGTGTTATTGAAGATTGGAGCGCAAAGATGGATAGGCAAAAGCAAATAAGCATTAAGCCAATGAGCGAAGTAAACGCGCGTTATTACAACTTCAAATTCAAAGACGATAGTGACTTTTTTCTTGAGCAATATCGTAAACGCTACAATGAAGGGTACGGGGATAGAATATTTGATAACGGTTTGGAGTTTGCAAAAGATACTGAACAAGTGGACATCATTTTTGCCAGCACTGTGTTAGTTGGTTACGGTGGCGAAGATAAAGTTTACAGCACAATATTTAAACGCAATAACGATTTAGAGGAAAACGTAGATAGTGTAATACGGATATTGCAATGTAAAAAAATTACTGGCGTTGATACCTGGCACATACAGAATGCAGGCGGGGGTGGTAATATACATACAACAACTGAATATTGTTACGCTGGACACTTTGACGATCCAGATGTTCCTACAAACGACATCAACTTTGGTGTACCTATTGAACTATTCTTTGTGCTGGTTAGCGGTGCAATAAACGTAAACCAGTTCAATCTTTATTACAGTAGTTACATGGCCGAAATTACAGATAAGGACAGCCGATTGTTAACGGCGTTTTTTAAACTAAATGAACAGGACATATTTAATCTGGACTTTGCAACATTCAAATACATTGACGGCGGTTTATACCGTTTGTCAAAAGTTATGGACTATGACGCAGGGGCGAATGAGTTAACCAAATGTGAACTTTTAAGAGTAATAAACACAACATATTAAAATGGCAGAAACATCAACAATAGCAGTAGAGGTCAAAGTAGATAGTAAGAATGCGGAGAAATCGGTAGGCTCAATTAAAAGCCGATTAAAGGAGGCGCGCACCGAGTTAACCAACGCCATAGAAAACTTTGGGGAGTTCAGCCAAGAGGCTGCAAACGCGGCTAAGAACGTAGAAGGATTGAAGGGTACGATTGACGATGCTAGTCGATTGGTAGCGGCCTTTGACGGGGACAGAAAGTTCCAAGCGTTTGGCCAATCTATTAGCGCGGTAGCAAGTGGGTTCAGTGCAGCACAGGGCGCCATCGGTTTGTTCGGTACTGAGAGCAAAGAAGTAGAACAAGCGTTGTTAAAAGTTAATAGTGCAATGGCATTAAGCCAAGGCCTTAACGGTGTTTTGGAGGGTGTGAAGTCATTTAGGGATTTGGGCAATGTAATTAAAGCAACTACCGTATTTCAAAAAGCATCGGCAGCGGCTACAGCTATAGCAGCCACAGCACAAAAGCTATTTACTAAGTCGGTCGATGAAAGTAGTAAAGGCTTCAAAAGTTTACGCGGAGCCATCATTGCCACCGGTATTGGTGCGCTCGTTGTATTGATTGGTTTATTAATTGAAAACTTTGATGAAGTAAAAAAGGTTATTGAAAAACTACTCGGCCCGTTGAAAGGTATTACTGACTTTTTTGGTAAGCTAATTACCGGCTTTACTGACTTTATTGGATTGACAAGCGAAGCGGATCGCACAACTGAAAAGCTAACAAAAGCAACCACAAAGAATAATGAGGCATTAAATAATCAGATTGAAATAATGCAAGCGCAGGGCGCGACATCAAAAGAAATACGGGCGGTTAAAAATAAAATGTATGAAGATGAATTAAACAACCTTAGACAAGTTCTTTCATTACAAGGCAAACTAAGTGAGGAGGAGGCCGCACGGTTTAGGGAATTAAAACAACAACAAGCGGTACTGGCAGCGGAAGCGGGTAAGGAAGATAAAGACGCAGCGGCGGCGGAACAAGCTAAAAAAATAGAAGCAGCCAATAAACGGGCAGAAGCAGGCCGTCAAGCAGAAGCCGAGCGCAAAAGGTTAAAAGCTATTAAAGATGCTGCAGATGCAAAAGCACTCGAAGATGAACGCAAAAGAATAGAGGAGTTTAACGCAAAAAGAATCGCTGACACAAGAGCCTTCGTAAAAGCCGAACGACAAGAGGTAACAGATGGACTTGAAAAAACAACGGAAGAATCAAACGCGCGGCTACTTAATAGAGTTACTCAATCTATTGAATTAAGGGGCAAGGATATTAAAGATAAAGAACAAAAAACAGCCGATCAGATAGCATTAGAAAAAGGATTGTCAGATTTGCAATTAGAAGCAGATCAAAAGCGCATCGGTTCAATACAAGCAGTATCAAATGCGCTCGGAACTGCATCAGATATTATCGGCAAAGAAACCGCAGCCGGCAAAGCGTTGGCCGTTTCACAAGCGTTGATTAATACCTACTTGGGGGCTTCGGAGGTAATCAAAGCAAAGTCAACATTACCCGAACCTTTCGGAACTATTGCTAAAATTGCAAACGTAGCGGCTATAATTGCAACGGGTATAAAAACCGTTAAAGCGATTACATCCGTAAAAGTGCCAGGGCGTGGAGGTGGCGGTGGTGGGGCAAATATTCCATCTTCGCCAATTACCGCTCCCGTAGCACCACAAGCCGAAACAACAAGATTGGAACAAGGGCAAATTAACCAGATTGGAAACGCCGCTGGTAGAGCGTTTGTAGTTGAATCGGATATTACAGGCAATCAAGAAAAGATTAAAAGATTAAATCGTCAGGCCAGAATCAATTGATAAAAAACCCGCCAACGTGGAAACGTAGCGGGGGTTCGATTGCTTACTAAAAATTAAACTTAAACCAAAAAGCTAAAATAACCCATTTAAACCAAACCACAAAAAAATATACATTACTTTATGGATATTCCAGTTTATGAGTTACGGATAAGGGATGACAATAGCGAAGTCGATTACATTGCGCTGGTAGATTTACCCGCAATCGAAAAGGACTTTATTGCCTTTAACCAGCACCAAGCATACAAGATTGAGAGCGAAGATCGCCGCATTATTAGCGGCCCTTTGATGTTAGCCGACAAATTAATATTTCGGACTAACGATGAAATGGGCAACCACTATGTAAAATTCTCAAAAGACACCATCCAAAAGATTGCTATTAAATACGCAAAGCGTGGCTATCAAAAGAACGTCAACGTTATGCACGATGAGCAGTTAAAACTTGAAGGGGTAGTTTTATTTGAATCGTTTATTACCGATGCCGAGCGTGGAATATTGCCAATGAAAGGATATGAGGATGCGGCCGATGGTAGCTGGTTTGGTTCGATGTATGTTGAGAATGACGAAGCATGGCAGGCCGTAAAAGAAAACAAACTTAAAGGTTTTAGCGTTGAGGGTTTTTTTGATTACGATAAGCCAAAAGAAAGCGCGGAACAAAAGCTAAAAAAAATAGTTGAACTACTATTTACACCAATCACTGAATAAATATACAATACATTATGAACGCAAAAGAAATATTACAAAAGTTGAAATTGGCGTTAATGGATGAGCCAGCACCATCGGGCGAAGTTAAAACCGAAATGATCAGTGCAACCTTAATGGATGGCACTGAAGTAACCGTTGATAAGTTAGAGGTAGGCGGTATGGTAATGATTGGTTTAGAGCCAGCACCAGCAGGCGAGCACATCCTTGCTGACGGTACTAAAATCGTACTTGTTGACAATGGCATTATCGAAAGCATTACACCGGCAGAACCTGTAATTGAGGTTGAAGATCCGAGCATTGAAATAGAATCACGTTTTGCAAAGATTGAGCAAAGCACAAACGAAAGGTTTAGTTCTTACGAATCAAAGTTTGCATCATACGAAGGCAAATTTGCTGAATATGAAGCAAAGCTAAACAAGGCAAACACAGTGATTGAAGGGCTTTTAGGATTGACACAGCTATTAGTTGAACAACCTACAGCCACAGCGGATGCAGCGGCTAGCAATGGTGCAGCTAAGTTTGCAAAACAAGATCCAAAAGAATTATTTGAAAACGTAACAAAAGTATTTTTTACCAAAAAAGCAAAATAAAATGGCATTCTCATTAAGTACATTAACCGCATACACAAGGGAGCAAATAGAACCCCTTTTGATGTCAGCAGTTTTCGGAGCAAAGACACAACAGTTGATCCTACAGGATGGCATTGTTTTGCGCGAAGTTAAAAGTTCAGCAAAAATTCCTTTGTTCGATACCGATGCAGTTTTCCAAACCCAATCATGTGCATTTGATGCATCTGGTACAACTTCAATCACACAGCGTGAGGTTGTAGTTGGTAAGATTAAGGTTAACGAAAACCTTTGCATCAATGACCTTGAAGCCTTCTTTACTCAACAAGCGTTGAGAGCAGGAAGCACCTACGAAGATTTTACAAACGCACAATTTCAAGCGGCTTACTTAGAGCGTAAAAACGCAAAGATTGCAGCGCAAAATGAAACTGCATTATGGCAGGGCGATACCGGAAGCGTTAACGCGAACCTTAACAAGTTCAACGGTTTGATTAAGCAAATCGCAGCGGGTTCTCCAGTTAGTGCTAACACAGGCGCATTGTCTGGTACTCCAGCAATTACTTCAGCAAACGTGATCAGCATTATCCAGAATGTAAAGAATAAGATTCCAGCGGCTTTGAAAGGCATGACTGATGTAGTGGTAATGGTAGGATACGATGTTTACGACTTGTACGTTGATGCAGGTGTAGCGGCTAACTTGTTTCACTACAACTACAACGATAACAGCAACTACGGTGGTTTGACTATCCCTGGTACTGGCATTAAGTTGGAAGCGGTACACGGTTTGGATGGTACTGGCGATATTTTCGCTACACGCGTTAGCAACCTTGTAATGGCAGTTGACATCGAGAACGAAGAGAACAACTATAAAATGTGGTACAGCGATGATCAGCAAATTGTGAAGTATGTTGCAAAGTGGAAGTTAGGTGTAAACGTAGCATTCACAAACGAAGTAGTACAGTTCTTGGGTACAATATCCTAAGTAAATTTATAAACTAAAAAGGCGGTTTTATAGCCGCCTTTTTTAAAAATTAATATTATGGCATGTGCATTAACAGCGGGTTACGTTATAGACTGCCGCGATAGTGTTGGCGGCGTTGAGGTTATCTACGTTATTGAAAACAGCGCGTTGTATGACGCATCGGGCAACAGTCGTGTAGTTGATGCTTCTGGCACCGTTACAGGTATGACCAAAGCAACCGGCAAAAGATTTTGGAAAATTGAGGTTCCACGTGCAACAGCAAACACTGGCAACAGCGGTACTGGTTCACAAGAAAACGGAACATTCTTTTACACGCATCAAGTTGTTTTGCCTTTGAACAAAAGAGATGCAAACACTCGTAACCTTGTAACCACTTTGGCGAAAAACAGATTAACTTTTGTTACCAAAGAAATGGATGGTACATACCGCATGTTTGGTAAAGAGTTTGGTTTGTTACTTGACACCTCAGAGGGTGGTTCTGGAACAGCGGCAGGAGATCGTAATGGTTATCTGTTAACCTTTACAAGTGTTGAACGTGAGGACTTCCTTGTAGTGTCTGGAGCAGTTGCAGCGGCACTTGAAACACCAGGAACTTAAAAGCATTTACAAAGAAATAAAAATGAACCCCGACCGATGTAAGTCGGGGTTTTTAAATTATGCTAACTTTACAAAAAGGACAGACGCAGCAAATCATCTACACCGGCACCGAGTTAGCGTTGCTGACAAACCCTTATTTTCTTTTTGTATGTACTAACAATGTTACCGAAAATATAGTTAAATTTGTTTCAACCAATACCAGCACAACGGCGCGTTTTGATATTTCGACAATTACCGTTAACACATACTTTGCAGATGAAGATGCAGGCCTTTGGAGTTATCAAATATTTGAACAGGCATCGTCATCGAACACAAACCAAACGGGGTTGAATATGGTTGAGGAAGGCTACTTACAATTAAACGATGTGGCGGATGCAGCGGATTCGGTTTATGACGGTCAAGACAATACTTTTAAAACTTTCTCATGAGCAAATATAAATTTATCGAATTAAAGTTTGACCAAGCTCAACAACCTAAGTTCACAGAAAATAGGACTAAGGGTTTTGTGGAGTTTGGTTTGCTCAATAACTATCCCGAATACATTTTGAGCCTTTACAATGAAAGTCCAAAACACGGTGCTATTGTACGAGGCAAAGCTGGTTATATTTTAGGTAAAGGTTTTGCTGACGATGCCGGTAAATTAAAGGCAAACGAGCAGGGCGAAACGTGGAACGAGATTGCAGAAAAAGCAATCCTTGACGATGAGATTCATGCGGGTTACTATCTGCAAATCGTTTACAATAAGTTAGGCAAAATTGCCAGCGTTTTTCACATCCCTTTTAAGAATTGCAGAATCAGCGTATGCGGTGCAAAGGTGTATGTAAAAAAGGATTGGAACGATAACAAAGAAAAGGTGCGCGAATATCCGGTGTTTGATCCATCAACGCCGAATGAAACACAAATCTTTGTTTACAAACAATACAACCCACAGGCCAGCTACTATCCTATTCCTGGTTATCAACAAGCGTTAAATTATATTGAAAGCGATGTTCAAATAGGCCGCCACATTTTAGGCAATGCCAATCAAGGTTTTGTCGGTAGCACGTTAATCAATTTGAACAACGGCAACCCACCGGATGAGGATGCGAAGGAAGAGATTGAAAAGGCGGTTTTAAAGAAGTTCACGGGAGCCGATGGCCGCCGCACGGTTATAATGTTCAACAACAGCAAAGAAAACAGTGCTGACATTGTACCGCTGGGGCAGTCGATTTTAACGAAGGAAGATTTTACGAACATCAATAATTTAGTTCAGCAAGAGATTTTCGCTGGCCATCAAATTACATCGCCATCTTTATTCGGAATTAAGACAGAGGGGCAGTTAGGCGGTCGTAATGAAATCCGCGAAGCATACGAGATTTTCAACAATACCTATGTGGCCAAAAGGCAAATGATACATGACATGAACTTCACATGGTTGAAGTCATACACAGCACAGCCGATTGAAATGGTAATTGTACCA